ATTGATGACTTCAGACCTTTTAAAGAAGGCACAACAGGAGCCAAAAAATTTAGAAATTTTCATGCTCATCGAACATAATTCGAAAATTTTAATGAAGCACCAAGAGTTACTAGATGAGAATATACACTCTCAAGTAATGATTAAAAACCTAGAGAAAGACTTAGAAGAAGCTGAAGATAAGATTGAGTATCTACTTAACCTAACGAGAAAATTAAATGGAAATAGTAATTAGTTTATTAATGTTTCTTGGTGATCCACCAATATTAAAAGAACACTTATTAATGAAATCAGTAGGTGAGTGTTTAGAACGGAAAAGGATAGCTCAGAGATCAACAAATAATGCTGAGTTTAGATGCAGCAAAGTTCAAGCCGTTGTTAAGGACGGTAAAATAATAAGTATATCTAGCTTAGAATAAAATGAAGTATTGGCTAATATTTATATTCTATACTTTATTATTCGGAGTTATTTCATTTAATATGTTTGCTTGATTACTAATGGCGGAGACGATCCGATTTGAACGGATGGTACAGATTTCTCCGCACGAGTAGTTAGCAACCACTTGGTTTAAACCAGGCTCACCCACGTCTCCAGCGATACATTATTTAGCTGCTAATCTTATAAACCTAATTTTTAATTTAATCAATGAAACAGAAAACTATATTCTCAAAAAAATGCGATTGGTGTAAAACCGAACTTACATTAAATGGCAAAGATAGTGATAGTTATGTTGTTAATGCTGCACATAAAATCTTTTGTAAAATTCATTCTCCAGGAAAAGAGCCTGAAAAGGATTGTATGAATGATTATATTAAATCTATTTCGTAGGATTATTATAAGCTTCTATATCAAATAAAATAGTTCTTCCATTATTAATAACTGGAACTTGTAATTTCTTTTTTTCTTTTACTCTCTCTATTATAAAGCTTCCAACAATTGAAAGTAGTTCTTTTTCGCCTATATCTCTTGAATAGGCATCTGACGTTTTAATTTTAAAAATCACACTACCACCTGATCGTTGTAATCAAATTCAAACTTTAATTTAACTTTTGTATAAGAGCTAATAAATTTCATACTATTAATCATAGACCTAATATTATAGTCAATAAAAGCAACAGTCACGTCAACACTTGGTCTTATATTAATAATCCTTTTATCTAAATTTGGATTTGTATGAGGAGCCATTTTAATAAAAGCTCCACATTTAACTAAATCATTAACTATTTTTACAACTGTTTTATGAGACGCCTTAACTTTTTTTGCCAACTTTTCTTTATATAAAATCTCTCCAGCAGCTGAACAATAAACAACATAATTTAAAATTAAATTTTTTAAATGTGTATCAAATGGTTTTAATGCTTTATAATCATTATATCTCTCATGATTTCTAACATTCATAAAGGAAATATCTCTACTAATACCTAGCACTTTCTCCATATTTTTAAAATTACAAATATGTCCAGCTTTTATTTTTTCGTAAGCTGGTCGCATCCTTTCACAAAGCATTTCTGCTCTTTGCCTTTGTTTGCCTGACCATTTATCAGGATCAAAAATTATTTTTGCTGTATTACCAATTGTTATATCTTTGTTGTTCATTTTAATCTCACTTTCTACATAAGATTCTCATATATATATTTATCAATCAATAGAAATTTTTTCCTATAAACTTTTCCTATATTGTAAGTTGTGATAATCCTATTTTTGTTAACATAGCTTGTAAAAATTTTCTAAAAAAACAAATCAAATTAAATAAAATATTTAAAAATGTTAATGATGTGGTAACGAAAGGTAAGAAAGTGGCGTATTTACTTATCTTTTTTCTATTTACTTTGGTTTGCTAATCCATTATTACTCTCTACCAATGAGAGAATATGCAATCCTTGATATAAATAATCTAATAATTACTTGGATTATTAATCATTGCCAATCCTACAAAATCACAACATCAAAGAAAATAATGTTAACGAAATGTCAATCGTTAACACGATTTACCTACTGCGGTTTTTTGGAAACTTTATTTGCATATCTATCCTCAGAAACTAAAAAAGAAAGGATATGCTAATGACTAGGACAAAAATAAGTAAGCCTAAAGGATCTCGGTTTTATAAATTATTTGTTGAGCAAGATGGCAAATATAAAATAGTTTTTAAATCCGAAAGTAAGCAAGCAGTTAAACATAAAAGAAAAGAAATCCAAATAAACTCTGTAGATAAAGCAGCATTGTTAAATAAAATGACATTTGTTGAATTATATAAACAGTTTGCTCTTCATAAAATCGAAGTTGGTAAAAATGAGAAACTTGGAGGTAAGCTTTATTCGTTAAAAGTTTATCTTGGTCATTATAAAAAATGGATTGCACCTCATTTTAATCATAAGATTTTATTAACTGAGGTAACAAAGAAAGTTGCTAAAGATTTTTTTATTAAATTATTAGACAACGGTGCTAGTTGGATAACTGCTGAAAATGTAGTTATGACTTTTAAGACTGCATTAAAGTATGCTGTTGATGAACAATATATTTCTTCAATTGGTCCAATGGATAGTTTCTCTCCTAAAAAAGAAGAGGAGTTAATTCCAACTGATCCAACTAAAATGAAATATAAAAAAACAACTATGATTTCTCTACAAGAGGCTGATAGATTGTTTAAATATTTTGATACTCAACTAAAGAAAAATCCAACAATTACAGATAAGAGAAATTTTGCGATTGTTTCTGTATTTCTTTTTTGTGGAATGAGAATGTCAGAAGTTAGAGGTTTAAAATGGAATGCTATTAATTTTGATAGCAAAGTTCCAACTATAACTATTAAACATACTTTAGTTGGCTCTAATGATGGTCATGGTAAGGCTGATGGATCAAGAAGAACATTTATTATTCATCCAGTATTATTAGAAATACTTAAAGAATGGAAAGCTGCACATACAAAACATTTTACACCTCATAAGATTACTTGGGTTTTTCCATCATTAACAAAAACTCTTGAATGGATTGTTCCAACACACGATAGAACAATTAGAGATATGCTGAATGTTGCTTATGATGCTCTTGGTTATGCTGAGATTGATTATAAAGTAGATAGAACTAATCCTAGTAAAAGAAGAATAGTTGTTAAATGGTCTAAATTTGGATCAGCACCAACTAAAACTTTTAGACATTTTGCAGCAACCGCTTTATTAGCTGGTCAAAATTCTAATAAAGAATTAACTGATAAGTTTGTTACTAATTATATTGGTCATACAAACAAGTTAATAACAGAAAATATTTATGGCAATCACACAAACCTAAATACTTCTTCTGAATATGCAGCTAAAGAACTACAAGCTTTAGAGAATGCAATACCTTTAAGAAGAGGAGGTTATAATGAAAATTAAAGACTTCTCTGCTGTTAAATATTATTCAAAGAAACTTGAAAAAGAGTTTCATTCACATACTACATTTGGCGAAATAGCTACCTGGAAAAAAGTTAAAAGACTTTTGCCAAATTCAAATATCGTTATTTTTCCTAAAAAATTTGTTGCCTAACTGGGTATTGGAGGTCATGGAGATAGCTTAATCGCTGTCTCCGTGCTTCTATGTGCGTTTATTTTCCGCTAATGTCTTGTAATTATCTCTTTCTTCAGAAAGTCTATCTATATCTTCTTTAAGTCTTTTATTCTCTTGCTGTAATTCACCATTTAATTTTTGATGTTGCTTGTTTATCGTTTGCAAATCTTTTATTCTTTTTTTTAATTCTTTATTCTTATCTTTTATTTTAATCTCATCAAACATATCTACATTTGTTGTCATTCTTCAAACACATCAGTTAATTGTTCTTCTGTTGATGGAGGTAGCTGCATCATTTCATTAGCTTTTGTTGTAGATACTATTTCAACATGAGTATCTCTAAGCTCTTCTTTGCAAGCATCTTTAGCTTCGTTTAATTTTTCCATAAGTGCTGGAAAATTACTTTCATATACGCCATAAATATAAAGATCATTAATAGCAGCAGTTACTCTTGATAATCCTTTATGTCTCTTCTCTAGTCTTAGCAGCTTCTGATCTAGCTTCGCCATCACTTAAAACCTCCTTTAATTTATATTTTATATTTTCTATTTTTAATTCATCAATTACGACTTCTTGTTTTATAGGCTCTTTTCCTTTTATGGCTTTATCTTCATTTTCATATTCTTCTATAGTTGTAAAAGCCACTTCTCCTTGAGTAGTTTTTATTATTTTACTCATGTCTTTTGTGGTGTAAGTCTAATTTCTGTTGGTGTTTGTTCTAAAATTTCAATTCTATTACCATAATCAATAGTTTTTTTAATAAACGGTTTGGTATTAGTTAAAACAACACTAATGATTTCTTTGCTTGGACTAGAGTATGGCTCGTAACTTAATATAGTCATATACTTAGCTCCAGCATTAGGTGATGTTTGTTCTTGAACTTCTATTTCAACTTTGTTTGCTTTAATTATGGACACTTAAATTTCCTTTTATTTCAGGTGTTGTGTCATCTAACCAATCATCATTACCAGTAAAACCTCTATGTTTAGTAATCATATTTGGATCTACAAGAACATCTAATCCAACTTTAAAGAACTTAGCTAATTGATGTAATCTATAGGCACTACATCCATTTAATCCTTTTTCATATTTTTGCATTTGTTGAAATTTTACTTTGCAATAATCTGCAACTTTAGTTTGGTTAAGCTTTCTTTGTTTTCTTAGGTATTTTATATTTCTACCTACAACAGCATTAAAAGCTAAATCTTCTGCTGTTTTTTTTCCACCTCTTTGATTGTCAGGCATTTTATTTCCTCTATGGTTAAGCCAAAATAATCTTCACATTGCTTTTGCCAATTACTCATATTCATTGTGGTTGATCTTTCAGCGGTTATATAAAAGCATTCAGGCGACATTTGCCTAAATACATTCTCAGCATTAATAAAGAATGCTGGAATTTTGTTTTCAAATTTAAGAAACCATTTGCTATCATTAATCTGATGCACAGGCATATCAGAAGAGAAAGCTTGGTAGCTTACGTATGTTAAATAATTTTTATCGTTACTTTTTCTACTCATATTAATTCGTAATCTTCTGTTGGATCGCTATGTTTAATTTTACAAAGTATCTCTGCTAACTTTGTATTAAGTCTCGCTGAAACAAGAGGAGTTAATTTCATACAATCTCCATAAAGAGCAACTAGCTCCACATCGTTTTCAGATAATTTATATTCATTCCAATCTTTAAAAGATAATCTCCAATTAAGGTTTTCCTCTGCTGTTTTCATTCTAGTAAATTCTTCTCTTGCAATCTTAGTGCCATTTACAAATTCTTTTTCTGTTGTGCTTGGAAATTTAATTATGTTATCCATCAACTTGATCCTTAATTATTCCTTGAGTGTTAAATACTTTTTCTTCTGCTTGGTGCATTTCTTCTGCTTGATAAAGATAGTTAGCTGCATCAACGTAAGTATCTTTTTTAAAATTTTTTCTAGCTCTATATAATTTTGCTGCTACATACATATTCGCTACCATGTGTCCTGGTATTGCTGCATCTAATCCAAGAAGAACTGACCACAGATGACCTATGTCGTTCATAGCTACACCAAAGTCGCCATATTCTTCTTGTTTAGATTTACGGATTTCTTTAAGCTTTTGCTCTCGATTTTCCATTCTTACTCTTTTCTGAAAAGTCTTTGTGAGCTTGCTGAATATAATAAGCAGCCGTCTTTGCCATTGATTGTGGCATTTCAAATTGCTTATCTGATAATTCTCTAAGCTTGTTATAGGTATCCATATTCAACGCAATCGATTTAAACTTATCCGTATCCATGATTACGCCTCCAACGAAGCTGGATCAAAACTTTCGCCAGCCTGGTTTATTTCAAGCTCTTCAACACGGTGCATCCAGTAATAGGTACTTCCTTTAGGAAGTTTTCCAGTACCTGATGCTTCAGCTTTGTAAGCACCAATACGATATTTTTTACCATCAGGTGTTGTAACAGTTCCTTTAAGGTCGTAACTTTTTGGGTTTTCCTTATTGGTGTTAGGAAATACTACTCCTAATGATTTACGTTCTTTAGCTTGTTCTTCAGCCATTTTTTATTACTCCATTAGTCTCAAGTTTATTTTTGATCTTGTTGAACTTTTCCAAAAACTCATTGTAGGCAATTGGATTATTAGTCCTAACTGACTGCATAAGTTTCTGATTATCGGTCAACCAAGATTTGTAGCTTCCAAGATGAGAGACCTTATCAAGCTCGGATAGTGCTGTAGTTAACTGTTTATCTTGCTGCACAATTGCAGCAGATACTTCTTCAGCACTTGCTATTCTGTCATTAGTTAAGCCAAGCATTGCTAAAGCTCTTCCAACCGCAGAAGTCTCAGCGTTTTCCAACGCAGAGGTTTGATTAATTCTACTTGCTGATCTTAATTCTTCAGCTAATCCAGTAGAAACTAATTTTCCATCAATAAATACTTCAGCTTTAACGATAACTTTTTTATCGTCATGAAATAATACTGATGTTGATATAGCAGCTGTTGTTCCTAGATTTCTTCTAAAGATACCTATTCTAAGTGCAACAGTAGCATAATCGTTATTGTGTATTTTTATAGTCTGTCCGTTAAGACTTTTTTTAAAGTCGTTAATGCAAGAGACTAATTTATCATTAGACATATATAATAACCTCCTATTATGATTGATGTATAATTGATTAGTGTTGGAGTAATCATCTTTTGATGTTGCTCCATAATTCTTTAGCTTCTTTTACAAATTCATGACCAATGCTCCAAAAAAAAGGATGGTTAAAATCAGGATCTGTATCTGCAATTAATTCTTCAAGGATTGCATCTTTATCGTTTAGGTGTGCATATCTACTAAGTAATCTTTCTCTTCTGACACACGCTTTAACTAATTGATCGTAATAATTTTCTAAATTTTTTGTTTCTAAATCCGCGCAGTTTTCTTTCGTAAATATTTGAAAACCATCCGCAGACAAATAAACTAAACACGGATAACAAGGAGAAACATGACTAAAAGAAACCGCGTAGAAGCTTAATTGCTGCAAATGGTTTAATAAAGGAGTGGACGGCAGTTTTGGTGATGAGAAGCCACGACTGCCATCCTTTTTTATCTTCAATGGTTTTGACCAAACTGTCTTTATTTCCAAGACCGAAAGGAACGGAGCAACATTAGGTGTTGACGCTGAAGCACCTCGCGATGCCTCATTAAAATCTTCAAAATGAAGATCAGTTCTACCTACAATAGGTAGTTGAAGTCTGTTATCTATGTGATTGATACTATCTTCCGCTGTTATTCTTTTTGCAGTAGCAGCACCAAGTTTATCACACGCTAAAAATCCTTGTTTAATAGTTAAAGGTATAGTTTCTTTATATTTTTCAAACTTATCTCTATCTTTATCGTTAACTGGATTGTATTCACAAAATTTATCCAAAGCTTTTTGTATAGCTACATCTTGCGTTAACTTTTCGTTTTTTTGTGGTTGTAATTTTTTAGTTAATGGATTGTGTTTCCAAATATTATCTGAGTAGTGCCATTGTAGAGCATCATTAACCGCAACACCAGCAGCCATGTTTGCATTGCCTTCAAACAATCTTCTTTTTGCTTGATCGCAATAAACATATCTATAAAGAAATATTCCATCAGGATAAGTTGATGATGTAGGTGAGTGATGATTAATTCCTAAACGTGAAAAATTTGGAAGAGTTAATTCTTTTAAAGGATCGTCTAATTTTTTTGTATTGTTATTCATAGAATTACTTTTATTCCTATGAATAAAAAGACGTTAAGCCAGTTAGGCTAATTTATTGATTACTTGTTATATTTGTTTAAGTGGCTAATGTTTGCAGTTTTGCTAGTTTTGCTAGTTTCTCTTGATGAGAACATTTTAGATTTAATCCAATCAATAACAGCTTTAATTGGGTATAATATAATATTTCCATCTTTTAAGAATACTGGACCTCTTAATTCACCAGTAGAAATACTCTCTTCTCTAAGATGTTTTAATGTTTCTTTTGATATACCAAATTCTTTTTCTACAGCAGCTGGAGTTAACATTTTATTTAATTGATGCGGAAGATAATCTTTAACTATATTAAGCACGTTTTTTCTCTTCTCTTTTTAAAAATTCAGGAACAATGATGTCGTCATTGTCATTTGCCAGCAGTCCTTGATAACCAAACAATTTTGTTTTTAGTATTTGTTTATTTTGAGCTTCAATCTTAGTTTCAAGTTCCTTTATTTGATCTCTTATTTTAGCTGTTGCATCTTCTCTTTCTTTTCTAATTAATTCGCCAAGCTGTTGAACTTGTTTAAGATTTTTTGATAAAACTTTATCTGCAAACATAGCAATTGGATTTGTAAATGAAATTATAGGTGCAACTATATCAGGCGTAATATTATCGGCTATAATTTTGTTTTGCGCTAGTGGATCAGGATTTAATATAATTTTTTTTGTTCCAAATA